GCCTGGTCAGCGATATCCAGCGTATCGCATACCATCACATCTGCTGCTCGCGCACGCGCCCGAGCAATTTTATGTTCGTTTTCGGGCATCTCGCACCAGATTTCTAGCGCCCTTCTCCCGATTCCAAGTGCCTCGCATATCCGCGCCGTTGACTTGCCTGCCTCAAACATGGCCACGATTTGCTCAATCGGCACCGAGTCCAGCACCGCCAAGTCCTCGCGCTTTTTCTTTTGACCAGCCATTAAAACGCCCTCCAGCGCAAAACAGCGCCATGAAGCACCTTACCCATGCCCAGCCCCACATAATCGCTTCTACGCATCATCTAGCCCCTTTAAACGCCTTCGTATCGAACAATTTCGGCAGCGTACTCGGTTTGCTCATGTCCAGGTCGTTTTCCATGTCATCGAACCCGCTTGGCCCTCCGACCGCAACCAGCTTACTCTCTGGCCACAGCCGCTTGATCTCGCCTAATTGACCGCCTGCCTGCTTATTGACGATTATCGCAATTTCCGCTGCCGTCCATACTTCCCTGTCCGTTGATCCTTGGAACTGCTGGCAGTAGAGCTGCTTCGCCTTCTCGTCGGGCACGATCACGAAAACAGTTCCATCGTCGCGCTGATGCTCAATCTGCCCCAGGTTCGGCAGTTCGCTGACCCCGTTAGCCGCAGCCCATGCCTCCATTGCATCGTAGGCTTTGCACATTCCCTTGACTGCCCTATCCAGCCTCTGGTCGTCGCGTTGTTCCTGTGCCTGCCAAACGCGCTCAAGTTGTAGCCACACCTTTTCCCGCAGCTCGCTATCCACCAACCAAACCAGCCTATCAATACCCCACTTCGCATCATGGGTATTCTTTCGGTTTGCCAACTCGACCATGACCGCGTTTTTGAACACGTCAAACTTGTCCGCTGGAAAGCTCGGCATGGTCGGCTGTTTAATCGCCAAAGATTTAAGTTTTTTAGTCACCACTTATCGCTCCATCAAAAAACCTAGAAACTACCCACTTGGGCAAAAGTTTGGGCATTGACTGAAACGACGGAATGGGGCGCGTACTAAGACTTACGCGCCCATTCCGTCGTTATTCCAGCCAATTTATGCCGTACGAAATGGGGAATTGGCGTTTTTCCATTCCGTTTCCATTCCGTTTCCATTCCGTCCATTCCGTTAATTCCGTTAATTCGCACAAAAAAGCCTAAAATTCACTACCATTTTTATCACTATCATCCCAAATAACCCACACCCAAGGCTTATGAATATCGATTTTTTTTGCTGCTAAAAGTGAGTTTTTGCTGTCAGTAAACTGCCTTGTTGTCAAAGATTTAGCTGTGCAAGCCAATTCCCACTGATTTACGGTAATCGCTTTATTGCGTTTTCCGTCAACTATTTGCATACTTCCATGCTCTTTAATTGCCTCGTGTAATGCGTCAATTGCAATCAATTGGTTAGGCCCACCGGCTGTTCTGTCTGGTGGAACACTGGTCTTTTTGTGCTTTTGGTGGATGTTTTCCTGCTTTTCCCTGACCGCTAAAGAGACGTTTTCGTCCAGCCCAAGACCGCTTTCCTGGCCCTGATCAATGTCAATTTGCACCATCTCAAAGCCGAATTTAAGGTTGTCCTGGCCATCCTTTTGCTTGGATATGGTGATGATTCCCGATCCGGCCACACCGTCCTTTTTGACTGTTTGCTCAAGTTTTAAGAGTTCCAATTGCGTGTCCACGGCGCCTAAGAGACTGCTGTGACCGCGCAATCCTTTGGTCGCGTCCTTGCCTGAGTGGTGCAAAACCATCAATGCGCAGTCCAATTTGCGTTGCAATCTGCCTGCGTTATGGATAAATGCGCCCATGTCCTGGCTGTCGTTCTCATTGCCGCCGCCGAAGGCTCTGGCCAGGGTATCTATCTGCACCAGGCGCAGCTCGATGCCTGTGCGCTCTATGAGGTCGTCTATGGACTCCATCAGCAGGTTGAAGTCGTCGGCGCTCGATCTCAGGTTCAACTGGTAGCGGATAACGTAGATTTCTGCCCCGTCCTGCGTCTGATGGTTGATCTTGCAGGCTTTGATACGCGCCCCGATGCCGCCGTGCCCCTCTCCGGCTATGTACAGGACGGCTCCAGGGTTCGTTACCTGGTTACCCATCCACTGCCTGCCGGTGGCCACCGCCTCGGCTATGTCCAGCGCAATGAACGACTTGTATGAGCCTGGTGGCCCGTACAGGGCAGCGAAACCCTTCTCTGGAAGCACGTTCTCGATGATCCACCTGACAGGCTCGTCCTTGATGGTGTCCCACGCCTCGATGTTGAGCAACTGCGGCGTCGGGTTGTATGCTTCCTGCTCAGTTTCTGTTGTTTCCTTCGATTGTTCGCTGTCTGTGACAGGCATCTCCTTGGTGATGACCGCAGCCTGCTTTGCCAGTTCGGCGAGTTCCTTTCTGGTTCCCTGCATATCGTGCACCCACTCGAAGGCGTCGTCACCCTCCACCATCAGGTCCAGGTCAAGGTATCGGATTGACTTAGCCACGGGTAGCAGGTTCTGAATTGCACGCCTTGCGTACTGGCGTCCTGGTTCGTCGTTGTCCGGTATGACTACGATGTTGGCGCCAGCAAAGTATTGCGTTATCTCGGCTGGCCAACTGCCTGCTCCAGTGTGCGACGTGGTGGCGATGGCGCCGATGCTTACCAGCGCGTCCGCTGCCTTCTCACCTTCCACCAGGTAGATAGCCCTGCCTGCTGTCTTGGCGTCCAGCAGCTCCGGCAGCCTGTAGGGGACGATGCGCGTGTCCTTGAGTCCCGCAATACGCTTGCCTTGCGCGTCCACGCGGTGGATTGAGTACGTCTTACCCTTGGCGTCCGATGTCTTGTACCTGCGCTTGGTGAACAGCACATCGCCGTCCTCCGACCTGTATAGCCATTCCTTTTCCAGTACCGGCTGCTGGTGCTGGGTGAAACTAATCTCCTCACGTTTGGCTACGGTGGGCAGCAAGTCCCTGGCCCTGACAGCGTCGAACACGTCCCGCTGGTCGCACCCGCCGTGGCAGTGGAACAGCACCTTGCCATCAGACTCGGTAATCGAGAGGCTGGGATTCTTGTCCCCGTTCCCTCTGCCGTGGCCAGGTACAGGGCAAGAGGCAACCCACTGCCCGTTGACCTTCTTGGCGTTGCCTAGCGCTTTGGCTATTGTTTCTGTGTCCATTTATTCGTTCTCATTTTTCAGAGGAAAAAAAAGCCGGTGGAGATCAACCCACCGGCGCGTTAGTCTAACGCTTAGAAAATCTCGTCGTCCTCAACCACGGCAGCCTTAACCGGAGCCTTGCGTACTGGCTGAGGTTCTGGCTCGTAGGCTACTTCCTCGGCCACCGCATCCAGACCCGCAGGACGTGCAACCCAACCCGTCAACACAAACTGCGGGATGCGCGTAGTGCCCTTGCCAATCTTCTCGGCCTTGGAACCCTTGTACTCAAGCACGGGCAGCTTGCCAGGGTTTGCATCACGCTCGGCTGCGCAAGCCTTGTACATAAGTTCCAGCCCCATGTTCGGGCCTACGCCATTGGATGACCACTCAGCAGCTCCAATCTCCTTGTTGTACAGGACAACCTGGAACCCGCGTTTATGCTCGGGGCTGGGCTGCGGACCCTTCTTACCGACAGAGTCATCCTGAACCCAATCGCGTACACCGACACCCAGCAAGAGCCATCCGGTGTGAATGTTGTCGATGTCGAACACCACCTTCTTGAGTTGGATTTCCTCGTTGTTGTTGTTGGTCCAAGCGTTTGCCTGCGGCGAGAACCGAATGTAGTTACCAGAGCCGTTAGATGAAGATAGATTTAGCATTTGCGTTTAGCTTTCAGAGTTAAAAAGTGACATACGTCACGGTTATAGGGCTGTGCTTTCACCTAGCCCACGGGATTTAGACAGTGTGAGTCCCGAAGATACCTTCGTTGTCACGCTATCCAAAACTTGTTTCTTTTCCTTGCCAAGCAGCTTGTCTGCTGCCGCAGGAGAAATGATTGATGTCTCGTATATTTGCGTCTCAGGCACACCGGCCTCCAGCAGCACCTTAACGGCGTCCGCTTCCTTAGACCACTGCCTGGTGGCACGTTTAGGCGCCATCTGCCAGCCGCGAAGCACACCTCCAGCCTCCAGCGTCTTAGTAGCCTGCTTGCGCAGTGCAGCAATGAAGTCCTCCACCAGTTCAGCCTTGTCCAACAAGTCACTCACCTGGTCAGGTGTCAGCGTTGTAACGTCAGCAGTCACAGGCACGGCCGCCAATGCCTTAGTCTGCGCTGGGCAGATCATCTTAGCGGGGCAGTATTGGCAGGCAGCTTTCTCTGGCGTCGGCTCGCTGCGTCCGTCAGCAGCAGACACGACAGCAGGTATCAGAGTATCTGCCTTCCATGCCATGAGTTCGTCACCAGTTGTGATGTGAGTGCGGTTCTCGCCAGTCTGAGGCTGGACAATGGTGAGGCGCACAGTGTCAAAGGTCTTGCCCAGCTTACTCATTACACCAAGCGCGTAAATCTTCATCTGTGCGCTGTTAGCGTCCACCCACTGCCTACCTGTTTTCAAGTCTGCTATTTCGAGTATCGACTTGTCCAGGTTGTACGCCATAACGTCAGCAGTACCGCCGACCTTGGCCAGCAGAGTCTCGTAAGCAACACCATACTGCTCAACCTTGACAGTGCCCAAATCCGATTCCAGCGCAGCCACAGTGCGGACGTGAGCAAGTGCAAATTCAGCGTTCTCTCGCGTCATCACGATGCCCTCTACCGTCTTACCGATAAAGTCCATCGGGTCCTGATCGAGCTGCCAGCAAGTCTCAGAAAGCGCATGGATGGCAGTGCCTATCTTTGCCGCCTCACCCGATGGCTCGTAGGGTACTTGCAGGGA